GAACAGCAATTACAATTAGTTTATGATGAGTATCGTAAATTGCATATTAGGAAGAATGTACCTTTTTTAACTTTAGAGGACTTTAGAACCTTGTATGAATTTATGGCACATGAATTTTATATTACTGACGACACTTAGTCTTTGTATTTTAATTTTAATAGCAGAGAACTCTAATCCTGATGGTATGAAAAAATTTTGGCGTTACATAGCCAAAGGTTTAAAAAAATATTGGAAAGCATTAAAAGAGTGGGAATCTGGTAATTAGATATTGTATAATATTTTTAAATGAAAAAACTTCTCTCCTTAAGTGGCTGGATGCTACTCGGAGTTATAGGAGGTATGTCAATAACCGTTCAGGCAGCACAAACAGGTGACTGTACTATGGGTACACAGTATTGTGAGGGCAACAGTTTAAATACTACTAACTCTACTACTACGACAAATACCAATACAAATAATAATACGAACACGAATAATAATACGAATGTCTCTACTAACACTAATACCAACACCAATTCAAATACCAATATTAGTACTAGCAATAGCACTGTTAATTCTACTGCTACTCAAACTGTAACAAATACTAATACCAACAATTCTACTAATACTAATACCAGCACCAGTACTAGTAATGTTAGTACCAGTAATCAAAACGTAAATACCAATAACAATACTGCGGTAAACACAAATAACAATACATCTACTTCTACGCAAAAAATAGAACAAGATATTAACTCACCACCTGCTTCTGCTATTGCACCTAGCATCATGTCTTACTCACAAGACTTATGTACTACTGGTGTGTCAGGGGCGTTCCAGGGTCAATTGTTTGGGTTTTCTACGGGTAAATCTGTACGAGATGAGAACTGTGAACGACTAAAATTATCTAAATACTTATATGACACTGGTATGAAAGTAGCTGCAGTTGCTATTCTTTGTCAAGATCCTAGAGTATTCAAAGCTATGGAAATGGCGGGCACACCTTGTCCTTACATGGGCAGAATAGGAGAAAAAGCAACAGTAGCTTGGTCTAATAATATGAAAGATCGTCCTGACTACATAGAACAAAAAGCAAAATACATAGCTAGTTGCACTAAAACTAAAACTCTTAGGGGAGTGAAAAAAAGCCGACGTACTTGTGAAAAAGAATTTAATAATTCTTAGTCTTTTAATTAGTAATTTTTCTTTTGCTAATTATATCTATGAAAACAATCAACCACTATTTGATTTAAAAACAAATGACATAGCTACTTCTCATAATTTAGGTGTAGGGGATGATCGAGTATCTTCTGTTTTTAATTTAGATTTTACTTTTACTTTTTATGGCGTAGATTTTACCACTGCAAGAATGGCCACTAACGGTTGTTTGCATTTTGGATCTTCAGGAGGTTACTGCAATGATTACACACCTGATCCATTACCTGAGATTACATATAGTTTATATCCTTTCTGGACTGATTTAATACGAGATAATGATTCAAAAGTATTAGCTAAAAATTTTACTGACAAAAGTGTATTCGGTTGGTACGACTTACGAGAATATAACAGAGGCAACACTGATAATTCTTTTGAAGTTGTTTTATGGAAATCAGATGACAGTTTTGAATTTAGATACGGTGGTCTAAATATAATTAATCACGATGTGTTAATTGGCGAACAAGGAAACACAAACGAACTTTATACCTATCACTATCATGATCAATGTGGCAAAGGCACTACAAACAGCTCTTCGTGTGTAAGCCAAACATGGAACAATTCTGTTATGAATGCCTCATTAGAGGATGGTGGTTCTTTGTATGGTGTTGGTTCTGGTAATAATATTGATTGTTCTAATCCGCTTAATGACCCTACTTGTCCTGGTTATTGGGAGGCTTTTGATGACCAACAATGTAACTTAGATCCGCAATATGCACCGTTTTGTCCAGGCTATAGGTTTGAACAAGACATAAGTTATTTTGTTATGGAAGAAGAATTTGATTATGGGTTTGTCGATGAACAAGAACTCATGGCCATGGGTACTTTTATTGAAGAACCAGAGTTTTTCTTTTACGAAGAAGAAATATTTTTTGAACCAATACGCGTGGAAGAATCATATTTTGAACCAATATTTATAGAAGATCCTTTTCGTCAAGAAGAAATATATTTAGACCCACTGCCAGATATATATGAATTACCAATTGAACTTATAGCCTTGACTCCTTTTGAACAACCTTTTGAGTTGACTATGCGTTTAGAAGAAGAGTTTTTCCCAGAAGAATTTATTGAAGAAGAAATTTTTATAGAGGAGTTAGAAGAGATAATAGAGGAAAATTTTGAACCACAGTATGAAGAAGAAATAGAAGAAAGAATAGCCGAACTTGAGGAACCTGAAATAGAAGAAGTAGTGGAGATAGAGGTAGAAGCTGTAACAGTAGGCAAGATAGATGAAAAATCTGGCATCACGCAAACTCAGTTAGATGTAGTAGCACAAACAGTTAGTGCTGCAGCTAATAGTGTTAGTGGCACTACCGCTGGTAACGATGTGCATGCAATTGGCAGTAGTGGTTCTGGACAGATAAACGCCAATATGAGTGTGAGCTTTGATACTATGAATATGGATTCTGTAAATAATGGTATGCAAAATATTACAGAAATAGGATCTGAAAATATTATGACAACTGTTGTTAGTGTTAATGCAGATGCTACAGATCAAAACAATATAGATAGCGTTCAACAAATAGAAAAATCGGAAGCAGATACGATTGCTGATAATATTGTGGCTCAAAATTTAGAAGAACAAGCTGACCAGGTTGTTGAAGAAAGAGTTGCTAATAATGAGTATGGTGAAGAAGAAAAAATAATTAACTATATAAACTATGTGCCTGGGTTTGATGCTTATCGAACTACTAAATTACCTAACAAAATGGATTGGTATAAAGCTAAAGCTATTTATACTGATAACATAATACTTGATAATGAGTCTGCTTTTATACAAATGTTTAATGCAAATTATCAAAATCTTGTTAAAATAAAATCAACACAACCAAATTTATAATATGGAATGGCTTAAAGGAAAATTAGGACAAATAATCGCAGTGGCTGCTTTGGTTAGTACTATTGCTGGTTTTGGCTATACTGGTGCTGGCTATGTGACTAGACTAGAAGCAGTTGAAAAACGTTCAGGTGTTTCTTACAAAAAAGAATTACAAGCTTTAACAGATACTGATGTAGCCATAGAAAAAGAAATTTTAGTTTTACAAACTCAAATAAAAGCTTTGCAAGACAAAGTTGATACTATACAAAAAAAACAAGACGATAGTAGAAATCCTTTAATATCAATTAATTAATAAGAGGTAAATATGGAAACATTAATAATAATATTAGGTGTAGTAGTACTAGGAATAATTGCTTTAAAAAAGTTTTCACCTAGTAAATACGAACAAATTAAATATAATTTAAAAGACTGGTTTAATAAATAAGATGGCTAGAGCAACTGTTGCAGAAATAGATAAAAGATTATCCGCACATGAAGCAGCTTGCGAAGTTAGGTGGCGTGAAAACTGGCGTAGATTAGAAACAATTGAAACTGAAGTAAAAGCAATAAATAAAAGCATTAGAGCTGGCTTAGTTTTTTTTGGTACTCTAATGTTAACCATTACCGGCTTTATGGTAAAAACATCGCTTTTCTAACTTATCTAGTTTATTTTTTTGTGTAAAATAAAAAAATGGCTCTACAAAAAATAACTTTTCAACCTGGAATAAATCGTGAAGGTACTTCATACGACAACGGTAGCAGTTGGTTTGATTGCAACTTAGTACGTTTTCGTATGGGCTTGCCTGAAAAATTTGGTGGTTGGCAAAAACTTTTAACTTCTACTTATCAAGGCACAGCTAGAGCTTTGCATAATTTTGTGTCCTTAGCTGGGGTCAAATATTTAGGCGTAGGTACGCACTTAAAATATTATTTAGTGGAAAACAACAACGCCTTTAATGATATTACGCCAATTAGAAAAACTAGCACCAACTCTATAACTTTTGCTGCTACTAACGGTTCGTCTACTTTGACAGTAACTGATGATGCGCATGGAGCTGTGGTAAATGATTTTGTTACTTTTTCTGGAGCAGTTAGTTTAGGTGGTTTAATTACAGCCACTGTCTTAAATCAAGAATATCAAATAACAAGTATTGTTGATGGTAATACTTATACCATTACTGCTAAAGATACTTCTGAAAATACAGTTACCGCTAATAGCAGCGACACTGGTAATAGTGGCTCAGGCACAGATGGTGTCTATCAGGTAAACACTGGCTTAGATATTGTAGTCAGATCGACTGGTTGGGGTGCAGGTCTTTGGGGTGGTAATACAGACGGAGCTTTAACTACAACTTTAAATGATTCGGGTGGTATCTCTAACTCTGACACCACTATAATATTAACCAGCGCCACTGGTTTTGTAGCTAGTGATACTATTTTGATAGGTGAAGAATTAATTACTATAGGATCTGTATCTACAAATACTTTGAGCAGTTGTACTCGTGGTGTGCAAGGAACTACAGCAGCAGCGCATAGTGATGGCGCTACCGTACAATTAGCTACAGGTAATGCAGATAGTGCTAATGATTTTAATGGTTGGGGTGAAGCCGCAACCGCTGGAGTAGAAACTTCCTTAAATAATTTAAGGCTTTGGAGTCACGATAATTATGGTGAAGATTTAATTATAAATGCTAGAGGCGGAGAAATTTATCGTTGGGTCGAAAACAACACTACTTCAACTAGGGCAGTTGAGTTAAGCACTCAAACAAGTTCTCTTAATCAAGTTCCAACAAGAGGCCTACAAGTTTTAACTTCAGAAACTGATCGACATTTAATTATTTTTGGCGTAGACCCGATTGTTAATGAAGCAAGGACTGGCGAAATAGATCCTATGTTAATTGCTTTTAGTGATCAAGAAAATCCCTTGGATTTTAGAACTTTAACGACCAATACAGCTGGAGAATTAAGACTTTCCTCTGGTTCTAAATTTATTGGCGCAGTAAAAGCTAGACAAGAAATAATTGTTTTTACTGACACTGCTATTTACAGTATGCAATTTATCGGACCGCCTTTTACTTTTGGTTTAAATTTAATAAATGAAAACACTGGATTGGTAGGACCTAAAGCAGCGGTTACTGCTCCTGGTGGCGTGTTTTTTATGAGCTACGATTCTTTCTATTTATACAATGGTACTGTGCAACAAATACCTTGCACCGTTAGAAACTATGTCTTTAGTGACATTAATCAAGAACAGGGTTTTAAAATACACGGATTTACTAATAACAAACACTCAGAGGTAGGCTGGTTTTACCCGTCTGCTAGTGCCACTGAAATAGATAGGTATGTAATTTATAATTATCAAGAACAAATTTGGTACTATGGACAGTTAAATAGAACTGCTTGGTTAGACTCAAACATTGAAGAATATCCACAAGCAACTGGTAGTAATTTTTTATTTCAACATGAAGTTGGTTTTAATGACGATGGCAGTGAAATGACTAACGTGTTTATTGAATCATCTGATTTTGATTTGAGCGATGGCGATAGTTTTTCTTTTTTAAAAAGAGTCATACCAGACATAAAATTTTTAAATGATGATGCAGCTTCTAACGTTAATATAGTTACTAAAACTAGAAATTTTCCAGGCGATACGTTAAGTTCTGGACAAACTTCAACTGTTACACCGACTACCAAACAAGGTCATATTAGAGCTAGAGGCAGACAAGCAGTGGTACGTTTAGCATCTAACGATGGTGATAGCGGCAACCTAGGTGTGGGTTGGCGTTTAGGAGCAACTCGTTACGATATTAAAGCTGACGGCAGAAGATAATGGCAAAGCTGTTAAATACTAGACTGCCTGTTGCTAATGGTCTGGTAACACCAGAATTATTTAATCGTTTGGTTAGATTAATAGAATTAAACTTAGGTGAGTTTGATCCCATTAATACTGAACAATTTACTACGACAGAAAGAGATCAATCAAACTTTAACGCTGGCACTATTATTTTTAATACCACTACTAATTCATTGCAAGTATTTGATGGTGTTGGATTTGCCGATATTAGCGAACCATTTGCTATACTTACTGTTGCTAATAGCAAAGTTAGATTTAGTCCACAAATGACTTCTAGTTTAGGAGCTATTAGTATTACAATTTCATAGAGGAATAATATGACAAAAGAAACTAAATACGACGTTTACCAACATGGGCATGAAATACCAATTATGACTAATGCTACTTTGGAACAAGCAGAAAGCAAGATGAAAAGAAACCAAGCCTTGGGACGTAAAACGTTTATAAAAATAAAAAATAAATAAGTGGCAATTAGTAGAGCGCAAATGGCTAAGACGACTAGAAAAAAAGGCAAGATGCCAGCTAGAAATAAAAAAAATTTTCGTCCTACTAAAAAAGGGGCTGGAATGACTAAAGCTGGAGTCAAAGCTTATCGAAAGTTAAATCCAGGATCTAAATTAAAAACAGCAGTAACTGGTAAAGTAAAAAAAGGAAGCAAAGCGGCCAAGCGTCGTAAATCTTTTTGTGCCAGATCCGCTGGACAAATGAAGAAGTTTCCAAAAGCAGCAAAGAACCCTAATTCTAGATTAAGACAAGCACGAAAAAGATGGAGGTGTTAAATGGTAGCTAGAAAGAAAGTAAAAAGAACAGTAAAAAAAGTTACAAAAGCTTTAAAAAAAGCTAGTAACGCACATGCAAAACAAGCTAAAAGCTTGGCCGCCCTTAAATTAAAAAAAGGTGGCAGCGTTAAAAAAAGAAAAAAGAAAAGTGGTGCTACACCAACTAATCCAGCTTTATACTCTAGAGTAAAAGCTGAAGCCAAACGTAAATTTAAAGTTTATCCTTCAGCTTATGCTAATGCTTGGTTAGTTAGAACTTATAAAAAACGTGGCGGTGGTTATAGGTAATGCCTAGTAAAAAAAGAGATCCTAAAAAAGGGACAGGTAAGAAACCAAAAGGTTCTGGCAGACGTTTATATACTGACGAAAATCCTAAAGATACCGTTAAGATAAAATTTGCTACACCTGCTGATGCTAGGGCCACGGTAGCAAAAGTTAAAAAAATAAAAAAACCTTTTGCTCGTAAAATACAAATATTAACAGTAGGCGAACAGCGTGCTAAAGTTATGAAAAAAAATGAAGTGGTAGGCATTTTTAAACGTGGTAAACAAGCGATAAGAAATGCAGCCATGAAATCTATTAAGAGAAAGAAAAATGGCAAAGCCTAAAGGTGGATTAACAGAATGGTTTGGTAAAGGCCCCAAAGGTGATTGGGTTGATATCGGTGCACCTAAAAAAGATGGCAAGTTTCAAGCTTGTGGTCGAGCCAAAGTCAAAGGTTCAAAAAGAAAATATCCTAAGTGTGTACCCAGAGCCAAAGCTAAAAGCATGACGGCTGCTCAAAGAAAAAGTGCGGTAGCTAGAAAAAGAGCCAAGCCTCAAGGCGTTGGCGGTAAACCAACCAATGTAAAAACAATTGTCAAAAAAAAAGATGGCGGTATTGTTACGCGCTTAAACAAAGGTTGTGGCGCAGTTATGTCAAATCGCAGAAAAAGAACCAGTTACTCGTGAACGATTGGGACGAAAATACCAAACTCAGTAAGAACTTTACAGTCCGTGAGTTTATTAAAAGTCAAACTGCTAAACGCAAAGAAATAGATAATTCTATTCAAGATGAAACAGTACTTAATAATTTAATTAATCTTTGTGAAAATGTGGTGCAACCAATTAGAGATCACTACAAAATTGCCTTTAGTCCTAATAGCGGTTATAGATCTCCAGAACTAAACGAAGCCATAGGCGGTTCAGCAAAAAGTCAACATTGTTTAGGTCAAGCAGTAGATATAGAAATACCAACTGTTGATAACGAGAGTTTGTTTAATTACGTTATAAAAAATTTAGAGTACGATCAAATTATTTTAGAATATTACGATGGCGTTAGTCCCAATAGTGGCTGGGTACATGTCTCTTATGCAAACCCAAAAGATAATAGGAAGATAGCCATGACTTTTGATGGAAGTACATATAGAATAGTATGAACAACATGGCGCATCTTATGATGACTTTTGATAACTTACACGAGGAATTATGTTAGATTCAGTAGTAGGTGTAGCTGGCAAAGTTTTAGACAAGTTTGTTGAAGACAAAGATCTGAAAGCTAAGTTACAGCATGAGCTCGATATGCAATTACACAATGCAAATCTAGCTCAAATAGAAGTTAATAAAGAACAAGCTAAAAACCCGTCCATGTTTGTCGCCGGTGCTAGACCAGCGATTATGTGGGTGTGTTGTTTAGGATTGTTATGGTCTTTTTTTATAGGACCTATATTGAATTGGGGCTTAATGGTTTCAGGATCTGATATTCCAGTACCAGAAATAGCAACCGAAGGTTTGTTAACTTTAACTATGAGTTTACTAGGACTTGGTGGTATGCGTAGCTGGGAAAAGTCTAAATCTGTCGCACGTAGTAATTTAAAGGAATAGTTATATGAAAGACATAAAACCAAATCAAGAAGGCTTAATGTCTCTAGCAGAGAAAAGGCCTGATGTCGTAGAAAAAATGGGCTACGATCCAGATAGTTTTGCTGCTGGTGGTATTGCTATGTTAGAAGCTGGTGGTATGGCCATGGATCCAGATATGGCAATGGAGGTATTTAAAGAAAAACAAGGCATTCAAGGCTTTTTTCCTGGAGGGATGGCAAAGAATGAAAAATCTATGTTAGAAAAGATAAAAGAACGTTTTAAAGATTTTATGAAAAAAGATGAAGACGATGAAGATGATAAAGATAAAATTACGGACCCCACTGCTTTTCTAGATTCAACCATGCCGATGCAAATATCTTCTGGGGGCATAGGGCCTTTAAACAGACCAAGCATTCCATCAATAACCAGAATGGCTGATGGCGGTATTTCTGAATTAGATGATGAATTAAAAAGATTAATTGATACTTTTCCAGGTCTTAGTGGTGGCGATAGAGAATTACAAAAAGCTATATTAGATTTACAAAGAGCTCAACAATATACTCCAGACTCTGCTCAATACATTGATGAGAGTTCTCCTCTTAAAGCTATCTATCGACCTTATTATTCAGAAGTTACTAAAGCTTACAATGTTGGCAGATCTGGTAGATTTGATCCTATGGCTGCAGCCCCAGAAGAAAGAGTTCAATTTAACTTAAAACCTAGAAGAGTATCTGGCGTAGAGTATGCAGCCGAAGGCATGATGGTAGATGGTCAAATGTTTCCAGATCGGGATGATTTAGTAACTGGTCCTGGCGGAGAACGTGACGATAAAATACCAGCCATGTTGAGTGATGGTGAGTTTATTACTAATGCTAAAGCAGTACGCGGTATCGGTGCCTTAGCTGGTGCGCCAGCTGATGACCCATTTGCACAAAGAATGGAAGGCGCAAAACAAATGTATGCTTTACAAAAAGCTGCTGAACAATATATGGGATCAATGTCATGAATAAATTTACGGTAGATAAATTAAAATTTTGTGAAGCAGATGGCAAAGAGATAGCTGAGTTTTTAGCTGATAATTTTCACAAAGAACATTCTTTTTCAATTAATGGCAAATCTCCAAAAATACATTGGGGCAGAGTTTCACACAAAATAAATAGCGTTCTTTTGGACGGCGTTGTTTTCGTAGTAAGAAACGAAGATGGCAGTATAGTTGGCAGTGTGGGTTTAGAAGAAACCGACCATTGGTGGTCTAATGAAAATTTTCTAGGTGACTCTTGGTTTTATGTATTACCTAAACATAGAGAAATTACTGATGGTGAAAAACCCTCAAATATTTTATTAAAAACTGCTATGGCTTATGCTAAAGAAAAAAACAAGCCTATAGTTATGGGTATCTATAATATTACTAGCATTGAAAAAGCAGAAAAATTATTTTTTAAAAATGGGTTTCATAAAATTGGTGGAACTTACTACAACGATTTGAGGTAATAATAATGGGTTGTACTTGTAAAAAACCTAAAATACAAAAAGTTGAAGCTGACTCTATGGAGTTACCACAAACTGGTTATCAGTTTGTTGATCCTTTTGCAGAGGACATTAGCAGAAGAATATTGTCTGCTTATTTTGGTTCGCCTGGAGAATATGAAGGTTTAATATCTCAAGAAAGAGACATACCTATTGAAGGCACCGCTGGTTTAACAGAGGAACAAGAAGAAGCTAGAAGGTTAGCTGCAGGACTAGGAGAATTTGGCGATTATGTAACTGAAGGAGCTGGAGTTGCTAGAGAAGGTATAGACGCTACTAAAATGGGTGTTAATCAATTAGGGGCAGGTGCTGCTACTTTAGCAGAAGCAACTAGATTAGCTAAAAATCCTGCGGAAGGTATAAAGGCATTTAGCGATCCATTTGAACAACAAGTCGTTCAACAAGCTATTAGAGACATAACCGAACAGTCAGAACAACAAGGTATAGCTAACCGTGCTGGTGCGGTTGATGCTGGAGCGTTCGGCGGTAGCCGAGGTAGATTGCAAGAAACCGAAAGACAAGAAGCGCTCGGCAGAGGTTTGTTAGAAGCTGTTGGCGGTATTAGATCTCAAGGTTTTCAAAGCGCTGTGGATGCTGCTGCAAATCAAGTTGGTCAATTAGGAACCTTGGGCCAAGGTATGGGTACAACTGGTTTAGCTTACGGTACACTTGGTCAAGGAATAGGTGGTTTAGGCACTTCAATAGCTAACTTAGGTGCAACAGGTCAAGGTTTATTAACAGATCAAATAGGTACGTTTGAAAACTTAGGTAGAGCTGAGCAAGGCACTATACAAGACTTTTTAAGCAGAAGATTTAGAGCAGCTGATGTCTTAGCTGACGAACCGTTCACTAGATTACAAAGAGGTCAAGCTTTATTAGCTGGATTGCCAATCGGTGGTATATCTGGTGGTACTGGCGCTTCAATGTATCAACCACAAACTTACAGCATGCCTAGTTCTTTACAAAGAGGTATTGGTACATTGGGTCAACTTGGAACAACACTAGGTCAGTTTGGTTTTAAATCAGACAAAAGATTAAAAACTAATATTAAAAAATTAGGATCTGTAAATGGTATAAATATTTATTCTTGGACTTGGAATAAATTAGCTAAATTAATGGGCGTGCATTTAACCAATCCAATAACAACAGGAGTTATGGCTCAAGAGGTCATGCACATTCCAGGAGTTGTTAATCTAGATAACGATGGTTTTTATTCTATAAATTATAAAATCTTAGACAATTTAATAATAAAATAATGAACACAGGTATAGCAGACGTTCTCAAAGAAATAATTAGAGAAAAAGAAATAGAAGATATTCTTGCTGAAAGAGGCATTAATGAAATATTAAAAAGCCAAGGCATACCTTTAAGAAAAAAAGGCGAAGAATATTCTTATCAAATGAATCCTAATTTTTCTCTATATAAAAATCCAGCAGAAATGGGTGTTAAATTTGAAAGTAGATTTGCTGATGGTGGTATAGCTTCGGCTATTACAAAAATAAAAAAGAATCCTAAAGTAGAAAAGTATGCAGTAGGAGCTTTAGTGCCTATTGGTGGTGCTATAGCTAGAGCAGCGCCCACAGCCATTAGTAGAATAAGACAAATTTTAGACGGTGGTAGAAAAGTTAAGGACATGGGCAAAGCTAAAGTAGTAGATGATATTGCTGATGCTAAAATAGTAGATGATGTTGCCGAAGAAACAATCAAAAGAGGCGGTAACATAATTACTAGAAACCCAATAACTTCGACTCTTACTGGATTAGGTTTAACTGCTGGAGTAGCGCCTTCTATTTTTGGCGGTGGTGAAGAAGAAACTACTAAAATAGAAGATGACCCGCCAAAAGATACAGATAAAATAATTGGTCAAATAGATTTATCTGGCGTTCCTAATGAAACGATTGGCGTGTATGCTAGAAAAATATTACAACAAAAAGGATTCTTTTTTAATAACGAAACTGGCAAGTTTGAAAGTGTAGATCCTAATGGTAACGTTATAGGCAAGCCAAAATTTTTAGATTACTTAAAAGCTTTTGGTAGTGGTTATTTAGAAAAAACTGCTGAAGATCCTGAGTTTGCTAAAAAGATGATGGCAGGTTTTGCTGCTATGACCATGCCAAAAGAAGGCCCAGTAGGTTTTAGCCCACTAGGTATCAGTGAATTTACTCAAGGCTACTTAGGAGCAGACATAGCTTTACAAGAAGCTAAACCAGCTGATCAAAAAATTCTAGAATACTTACAACAAAATCCTGATCAAGAAAGTGTTTACAATGAATTTATCAGAACTAGACAAGGTCTAGATAAAAACAAACTTGAAACGGCTCAAGAACTTCTTGTAACCTTATTTGGTCAAGTAGCAGATCGTGATCTTGGTTCATCAGCAGATGCAAAAGACTTTATTTTAGTAACGCCTGACGGTAAACCTTTTATGGAAACAGATGCTCTCGCTGCACTAGAACTTTCAACAGAAGAAATTAGAGAATTAAGAGACTCATTAAGATTAAAATCAATTAAAAATTAACCATGCCTACTTTAAAACTGGAAGATGGAGCAACAATATTCATTCCAGATGAAAGTCCAGAAACTATAAAGGAATACACCGAAGCTTATAACAAAACCAAACAAGGCGAAACAGGAGTGCTTGGTGACATTGGTAGGGGTTTATTTTTAACTGGCCCACAAAGAGCTGTTCAAGGTTTGGCTGAAACTGGTTCCTCTCTTATAGATTTTATAGCTGATACAGATCTTACTGCTGATGTTAAAGAACATTTCGATAGAGTTGCTTATGAAAAACCAAAAACTCAGGCTGGAGAGATAGCTTCTTTCTTTGGTCAGTTTGGTATTCCAGGGCTAGGTGCTGCTGGAGTTTTAACCAGATACGGTAAAGCCAAAGGAGCTCTTGGGTTTGGTGCTGTAGATGGAGCAGTTGCTACTGACGACACTGTTACTATTTCAGATTTAGTTTTAGACAGTGAATCAGATGAAGAAAGATTAGCCAGATTAGATGGTAGCGAGGCAGCGGCCAAAAGATTATTAGATAAAATGAATGTAGCTGCTGAGGCTAGTGCTTTTGTATTTGGTTTACCTTTGGCTTTGAGCGGTACCAAAGCGGCAGCTAAAAAAAGTATTGACTTTGTAGCTCCAGCTGCTTCACACATAGCTAAAATTGGTTTAAGTGCACAAGGTAAATTATCAGCCAAAGGACTTGAT